ATGCCTAACAATGAAACGGATGATGAGTTGTGAAGATTGAGTTTGTAGCCGTGCCTGTCACGCTTGACGCTGCTGCTGGCGAGGACAGCCCCCGTACCATCACGGGCGTGGCTGTTCCTTGGGACACTCCAGCGACAGTGTCCTCGGGTGAATCGGTAATGTTTCGCCGTGGCGCTTTTGACGTAAACGCAAAGGCACCAAAACTTCTTGAGGGTCACGACATGACGCAGCTGCGTGGTGTTGTCACCGAACTTGTTGAAGCTGAAGAAGGTCTTTTGTTTACAGCAAAGTTCGCTAAGACTCGCGCCTCTGATGAGGCCATCGAACTTGTCAAGGCTGGCGCTTACGACTCCGTAAGTGTTGGCGCTATCCCCATCAAGTTTAAGTACGACAAGAACGGGACAATGGTTGTCTCTAAGGCTTCTCTCGCAGAGATCTCACTTGTCGCCATGCCAGCGTTCTCGGATGCTGTCATCACAGAAATCGCTGCTTCCCAGCCTGACGAAGAATCAGAAGAAGAAGTTGTCGAACCCCAACCCCAAGACATTTCCGAGGAGGAAACCATGTCAACAGTAAACCCAACGGTTGAGGCTTCGGCTGAGACTGTTCCAACAGCACCAATTTTCGCAACCGCAAAGCGTGAAGTGAAATTGCCAACCGCAGCCGAATACATCGCAGCTGCTGTTTCAGGTGGCGATCAGTGGCGCGAAATGTCAGAAGCACTCCGCGCAGCTGCACCTGACATCGTCACCACCGACACTCCGGGCCTTTTGCCAACACCAATCGTTGCTCCTGTTTACAACAACTTCATCGGACGTCGTCCAGTCGTTGATGCAATCGGCGTGAAGGCAATGCCTGCAGGTGGCAAGGTCTTTATCCGTCCAGAGGTCACCACGCACACAAGCATCGGTGCATCCATCAGTGAGCAGTCACCAACAGGTGGAACACTTGTTGTTTTCAACAACCAGGTGACCAAGCAAATCTTCGGCGGATATGTAAACATTTCTGAAGCCGAAATTGACTGGTCAGACCCCGGCATTTTGCAGATCGTCCTTGATGACATGGGTCGCATTTATGCAAATGCCACAGACAACTACGCAGCTGACCAGTTGGCTTCTGGTGCAACCACCACAAGCAACTTCACTGCAGCATCTGTTGATGATCCGTCTTATTGGGCAGAATGGGTTGCAAATGCAGCCGAAACCATTCTTTCCGCATCAAACGGCAACTTGCCAACACACATGTTCATGAATCCATCAATGTGGGCAGAACTTCTCAAGTTGTCAGACACGGCAGATCGTCCGTTGTTCCCACAGGTTGGGCCAATGAACGCATTTGGTAGCCTCGCTCCGGGTCAAGTAAACGGCAACGCCTTCGGGCTTCAGGTTGTTGTTGATCGCAACTTCAACGCTGCAACCACAATCATTGGTGATGCCACTGGTTACGAGCTGTTTGAACAGCAAAAAGGCACAATGAGCATTGAGTCACCATCTACGCTGTCACGCACAATCGCTCTCCGCGGTTACTTTGCAGCGTTGATGATTGACTCAAGCAAGTTTGTCAAGGCAACATTCGTCTGATCTAGACGGGTAGTAGGAAAGGGTCTGTATGTCTGTTTACACAATCACTCATGGTTTTCACTTTGATGATGTTTCAGCCGTACAGACCCTGACCCCTTCCGAGGTTCAGCCCGGTGACAGTGTTGTCATCAATGGCGCTGGCGCAAAGTTCAACGGCACCTTCACCGTCATCAGCGTTGAAGAGTGGGAGTACATCGGGAAAGACCAACAGGGCTATCTCGAGTTCAACTATGACGTGCCAAAACTGAATCAGGTTTTGTACACACACGCTGGTCATGATGACGACACCGAGTATGGGCCTCTTGCTGGCACGCTGACGTTTACCGAGACAATCACTTGGACTACTTCAGCGCTTGTGCTGGCGTGGCTTGGTATTGACGTGGCAACCGCTAATGACACGGCCTTCGTGGCTAAGTGTGTAAGCGCTGCTAACGCTTGGTGTTTCCGTAAACGCCGTGAGGCTGGCTACACCGATCAACAAGGCACCGTCCCCAGCGCCGATGTGGAGTTGGGTACGACAATGTATGCAGCCACTTTGTACCGTGAACGCGGAACTAGCGGTGACTCATACGGTGGCTTTGACGGTATGGGCAATCTGCCTATGCCAGTCACCCTTCACCGCATCATGCAGCTGCTTGGCTGTGGCAGGGCACAGGTCGCCTAATGGCTGCTACGGGCATTCTCGCTGACGCTGTAAACGCCGTTAAGGCTCAACTTACAGCTCTTGGTCTTGTGCCTGTTACTGACCCTCGCAACGCTCGCCCAATGTCCGTCCTGATTCAGTTACCAACAGTTACTGCGTTTACATACAACGTGGGCGACATTCGTATCACTCTTAGCATCTTGGCTGCTCCCCCCGGTAACAGCGACAACGCGGATTACTGCATGACCATCGCAGACCAAATAATGAACTCACCAATCGCGGTCACGGACTTACGCCCGGGCCTCGTATCCGTAGGAGGGCAAGACCTGCCTTCCTATGACTTAACCGTTGCCGTCGCCGTACGGCGCAACTAACCAAAAAGGAGCCATCATGGCGACAACAACATTCCTCTCGAATGCCACAATCAACTTGACGCAGGGTGCAACCACCACTGACCTCTCCGATCAAGCCAACCAGTGCACCATCACCATCGGTCAGGACGCTCTTGAAGTCACCGCTTTTGGCGACACGGGTCACCGTATGGCTGGCGGTCTTCAGTCCGTTGACGTGAGCATCACATTCTTCCTCAGCTATGGCGCAACAGAGGTCGAGGCAATCCTCGCTGATTGCGTTGGCAAGGGCACAACGACGCTCATCATTTCGCCATCAGGCGCAACAGAATCAGCAACTAACCCTGAGTACACCATCACAAACTGCATGCTCGCTGACTTCACCCCAATCAACAGCACCGTAGGAGAAATCGCCACCGTAACGGCGAACTTCACCAACGGATCTTGGGCCCGCGACGTCACCAGCCCCTGATCTAAACCTCAATCATTTAGGAGAAACAAATGAAACTGAAACTGCAAATTGAAGAGAAGGAATCCACCTACACCGTGGAGACCAATTTGTTTGTGATTATTGCGTGGGAGCGAAAGTTCAAACGCAAAATCTCAGAACTCTCGACTGGCATTGGAATGGAAGACCTTGCGTTTATGGCTTTTGAAAGCTGCAAACAACAATCCATTCCAGTGCCCGCAGTCTTCGATGACTACATCAAGCGTCTTGTAAACATTGAAGTCTTGGACGATGACCCTGTAAACCCTCCCCACGAGGCACATACTTCCGAGTCTTAGTAGAGCTTCTACTAGAGACCGGGTATTGGCCTCCGACAATCCCATTTGACATTGAAGCCGTATCTACGGTGATAGATGTTCTGAACGAAAAGCGCAAGAAATGACTCAAGTCTCTATGAAAGTAAATGGCATCAACGATGCGATTCGCTCTCTGAACAAGATTGAGCCGGGCTTGCGTCGCCAGTATCAGGATGAAGCGCGTGTCATTGCAGAGCCTGCTATTACAGCTGTGCGTCGCGCTTACCAGTTTGTCCCGTTGTCCGGTATGGAACGCAAGTGGGCAGGACCAGCTGTGAAGGGTCGCAAGGTGTTCCCTTTTAGTCTTGCTAAGGCTCGCCGTGGTGTAAACCTCACTTTCAATACTGACCGCCGTACCAGTGGTGTGATCAACATTGTTCAGCGTGACACGGGTACAGCAATCTTTGAGACTGCTGGACGCAAAGACCAAAACCCTTTGGGTGATTCATTGGGTCGTTTGTCGCCGGGTCGCACCCGCCTCATTGGCCCTGTTGTTTACAGCCAACGCGACAACCTTGAGCGAGTCATTGGTGACCTCGCTAACCGTATTGTCGCCCGTGTCCAGAGAGAACTTCGCTAATGCTTTCTATCCCTATCGTTTCGTCTTTTGACAATGCTGGCATCAAGAAAGCACAGCAGGGTTTTGGCAAACTGGAGTCTGACGCTAAGCGCGCTTCTGCCACCCTTCGCCGTGTTGGGCAGGCTGCCACCGTGGGTTTTGCTGCTGTGGGTGTTGCTATCACTGGCGCTGCTTACGCTGCTTTTAACTTTGTTAAGGCTGCCGTAGAAGATGAGAAGGCTGCTGCTCTTCTTGCCACGTCACTGCGGAACACCACTAAAGCAACTGATGCTCAAATTGCTGCCACAGAGGATTGGATCACAACGACGGCGCTTGCGACTGGCGTTGCTGACGATGAGTTGCGTCCTGCGTTTGCCACTATTGCTCGTTCTACTCGTGACCTGACTAAAGCACAAAAACTTCTATCTACGGCTCAGAACATCAGTGCTGCCACGGGTAAGCCACTGGCAGTTACTGCTAAGGCTGTCTCCCAAGCGTTTGCCGGGCAGTTCGGCGCATTAAAGAAACTGTCCCCTGAACTGAACGCCCTCATCAAGAGTGGCGCTGACGCCGATGAGGTTTTTGCAGCTCTTGACAAGACTTTTGCTGGCGCTGCAGACACCGCTGCAAACAGCACCGCTGGCAAGTTCCAGCGCTTTCAGATTGCCGTTGACGAACTCAAGGAAGGCATCGGCGCCTTGCTGTTGCCGGTG